GAGCCGGTACTAGTGGTAATCACTATACCGCGAAAACAGCGACAGAATCAAGAACTCGGCGAAGTATCACCATCAGAGAAGAAAGCTTATCCAAGACCGCTAAGAAACGAGAACCGACCCTGCGCTCCCACCGAGGCGGGCAGCGGAACCGGTCATGTTGTCTAAAAGACCACCGTGTCGGCACCGCTGTAGCAAGAGAATGATGGTTCTTCCACACAGAGCACTCGAGAAATTTGTCTATGCCCCGGCGAGAATACCTGCCAGATTGCTCTAACAGATAGCGCTCCACCGGGGCTTCAACACCAATCGTGCCAGAACGAGAAGCGATTGAGTACCCGTGATTTAACACTTTCGGGCTCGTCGGCAGTGGGGTGAGGCCCTTAACTCCTTGTGTCGACCGGCACGATTTTTTCTCGACGGGGTCTCGGGAAGGAACCCCGCCATGGGAAACCAGATTCAAACATTCACCAACGACGTGTTCGGCACCATTCGCACCATCACCACTGATGGCCAGATCCTTTTCTGCGGCAAGGACGTCGCCACCGCGCTCGGCTACCAGGATCCGACGAACGCGGTGAAGCTACACTGCAAGGGGGTGGCAAATTACCACCCCCTTGAGACCGCTGGTGGAATCCAGCAGGTCCGCTTCATTACCGAGGGCAACCTGTACCGCCTCATCATCTCCTCAAAGCTCCCGGCAGCGCAGAAGTTCGAAGCCTGGGTGTTCGATGAGGTGTTGCCGACGATTCGCCGCCACGGCATGTACGCATACGACGAACTGCTCGCTGATGATGAGTTCCTCGAGCATGCCATCGCCACGCTGCGTGCTGAGCGGGCCAAGCGCCTGGCAGCAGAGCAAGCCTTACTTGAGGCGGCACCGAAAGTCTCGTACTACGACCTCGTGTTGCAGTCCGATTCGTTGTTGACGACGACCGCGATTGCGAAGGACTACGGACTTTCCGCGAAGAAACTCAACCGGATCCTGCGTGATGCTCACGTGCAGTTCCATCAGTCGGACCGGTGGTTCCTGTACGCGAAGTACGCCGAGCAGGGATACACCCAGTCCAAGACCCACGAATACGGCGAGGGGCAGACCCGCACCCACATGTACTGGACGCAAAAGGGGCGTCTGTTCATCTACGACCTGCTCAAGAACCAGCTCGGCATTCTGCCTGTCATCGAGCGTCAAGGTCAGGTGCAAGCATGACCGCCACGACACTCGATATTGGGTTTTCGAAGAAGAACACCGAAGGCTACCTGGACCTAACCAGCTACCACGCGCTCAAAAAGCTGCAGCGCGAACAATTCGGCTACCGGCCCTTGATTTATATCTGCTCGCCCTACTCAGGCGACGTGCAAGCGAACGTTGAGCTCGCCCGCCAATTCTGCTCCTTCGCAGTGAGCGCGGGCAAAATCCCATTCGCCCCACACCTGTTGTTCCCGCAGTTCATGGATGACGCAGACCCTGATCAGCGGGAGCTGGCGATGTTCTTCAACAGGGTGCTGCTCGCTAAATGCGAAGCCCTCTGGGCATACGTGGGACGCGTCAGCCTTGGTATGCGCTTAGAGATCGGGTGGGCGCGCGACCTCGAGTTGCCGATTAAGTTTTTCGATTCTGATTTCAAGGAGGTCACGCCATGACCACGCCCTTCACCCTCTATGCCGCGAATGTGAGCGGCGTGCAGAACAACAACCACTACCCGAACCAGCAAACCATCGCCGACGTGGCTCCCTGTCTGCAGTCGCGGGCTTCGATCACGTAGCCGCAACCTATGCGAATGATCGCCGCTCAACTGCAGCCTTCATAGCCTCGGACTGCGTGGTGATGGATATCGACAACGATCACACCGACACCGAGTCCGAGTGGGTCACGCCTGAGAAGCTTGGCGAGGTGATGGCGGGCGTGGAGTTCATGGCCGCCACGTCTCGTAATCACATGAAGGCGAAGGGTGTGTTGTCTGCGCGGCCGCGTTTCCACGTTTACTTCCCAATCCGAGAAGTACAAGGCGCAGACGAATACGCAGGATTGAAACACCGCCTCGCGTCGCGGTTTGCTTTCTTCGATCGCAACGCTCTTGACGCAGGACGCTTCATCTACGGCACCTCTAACCCACAAGTTACGGTGCGTGAGGGCGACCAGTTGCTCGATGCGTGGCTCGATAACGCTGATGAGCAGGACGTGTTCGCCGCATTTGATGCTTCCACTCTTGTGATTGGTGAAGGCTCGCGCAACGCTACGTTGTCGCGCTTCGCAGGCAGGGTCCTCATCCGCTACGGCGATACCGACCAAGCACGAGACCTCTTCAATCGCAAAGCCAACCTTTGCGAACCACCGCTCAACGAGGGCGAATTACAGACGATTTGGAATAGCGCGTGCAGGTTCGCTTCGAAGGTCGCTGCTGATCCAGGCTATCTGCCGCCAGAGGCTTATGAGGCGTTGGCGGGTTTGCGTCCGGATGATTTTTCCGATGTCGGTCAGGCAGACACATTAGCTGGCGAATACGCGAACAAGATCCGCTACTCACTGGCTACCAAGTGGCTTGTCTACGACCATGGCGTGTGGGATGAGAACGACTTATCTGCACAAGGCGTCGTTCAGGAATTGACCTCCCGCCAGCTCGAGGAAGCCGACCGCTTGATCGCGTCCACGTGGGAGACCATGACGGCAACCGGTGCAGATCTCGTGATGGCCTCCGCCTCGTCGAAAGCACGCGGCATCGCCAAGCTCACGCCTGTGCAAGCGACCGCGTTCCGGGCGTGGGATGAGGCAAAGAACTACCACAAGTTCGTTCTCTCCAGGCGTTTGTCACGCAACATCACGGCCACGTTGAAAGAAGCCGGGCCGATCTTGCAGGTACGTATCCGTGACCTTGACGTCGACCCCTACCAGCTCAACACCCCGGCAGGCACCTGGGATCTGCGCGACGGCACAAGCCACGAGCACAACCCAGCCGATCTGCTGACCAAGCAGACCGCTGTCAGCCCCAGCGATGAGGGTGCACAGATCTGGGCCGACGCGCTCGACGTGTTCTTCCAAGGAGATCCTGAGCTGATTAGTTACGTGCAGCGCATTGTTGGCTTGGCGGCTATCGGCCAGGTTTTCGTCGAAGCGCTCGTCATCGCCTACGGGGACGGGCGAAACGGCAAATCCACCTTCTGGAACACAATCGCCCGCGTGTTGGGGACGTATTCGGGCACGATCTCAGCCGACGCGCTCACGGTCGGGGTGCGCCGCAACGTCAAACCCGAACTCGCCGAAGCCAGAGGCAAACGTCTCTTGATCGCGGCTGAAACCGAAGAAGGTATGCGCCTATCAACCTCGAACGTCAAACAGCTTGCCTCGACCGATCAGATCTCGGCAGAGAAAAAGTTCAAGGACCCCTTCGCCTTCACCCCCTCCCACACCCTCGTGCTCTACACGAATCACCTGCCGCGTGTGGGAGCCATGGACGCAGGCATCTGGCGCAGGCTCATCGTCATCCCGTTTAACGCCACCATCGAAGGTGATACGGACGTGAAGAACTACGCCGACCACCTGTTCGAAAACGCGGGCGGAGCAATCCTTACGTGGATTATGGAGGGCGCGCGCCTCATCCACGCCGAGGGCTACAAGCTCAAAGCCCCGCCTCAGGTGGTTCAAGCCTCGCAAGCATATAAGGAGGATAACGACTGGTTCTCGCAGTTCCTTGAGGACTCATGCGACGTCGAGGATGGCTTATCGGAGAGGGCTGGTGACCTCTATCAGACGTATCGGGCGTGGGCGCAAAACACCTCAGGATGGGCGCGCCCGATGGTCGACTTCAACGCTGCGGTCGAACAAGCCGGATTCGTGCGGAAAAAGACCAAGCACGGCATGTACGTCTACGGGCTCGCGATCGCATCCGAGTTCGGCAACTAACCCCATGGTGACGAGCTGTGACGAGCCATTCCCTACCTTACGCATGTGAAATTACATGGTGTTTTTCTCTATATAAAAGGTTAGGAACGACTCGTCACATGCCGTCACCCCTAAAAGTGAACTCAAGGAGTGACCATGAACGAACGAACCATAGAACACCAACTGAAGAAAGCCGTCGAAGCCTGCGGTGGCTTGTGCTGGAAGCTTGTCTGCCCTGGAACCAGCGGCGTACCTGACCGGATATGTCTGATGAACAGCCGGGTTGTTTTCGTTGAACTCAAAGCAGCAGGCAAACAACCCAGGCCAATCCAGCAGCGTCGGATGAGCCAACTGCGCGACCAGGGTTTTCAGACCTTCGTTGTTGATTCGGTGGACGGCATACGGGAGGTGCTTGATGCACTACACGCCGCATAACTACCAATCCACCGCCACCGAGTTCATCATCGACCATGACGAGGCCGCGATTCTCCTTGGCATGGGTTTGGGCAAGAGCGTGATCACGTTGACGGCGATCTGGCAGCTCATGCTCGACTACTTCACCATCTCCCGCGTGCTGGTTGTCGCACCGCTTCGAGTAGCGCGAGACACCTGGCCCGCCGAAATTCGCAAGTGGGATCACCTTGACGGGCTCACCGTCGCGGTTGCTGTCGGCACCAAAGCTGACCGGCTGGCGGCGTTAGCCAAGTCTGCGATGGTGACCATCATCAACCGTGAAAACATTCCCTGGCTCGTGAACCAGATGGGCGGTAGCTGGCCGTTCGACATGGTCGTCATCGACGAACTCTCCAGCTTCAAAAACCACCGTGCGAAACGGTTCACGGCGCTGGTGAAAATGCGCCCCTTCGTTAAACGCTGGGTCGGGCTGACCGGCACGCCAGCCTCGAACGGGCTCATGGACGTGTGGGCGCAGTTCCGGCTTCTCGACGGCGGCGAGCGTTTGGGCCGGTTTATTACTCGTTATCGGGAGCGTTGGTTCGTACCCGATAAACGCAACGGGATGCAGGTGTTCACCTATAAGCCCCGCGCGGGTGCCGAAGATGAGATCTACGGTGTGATTGGTGACATGACGTTGTCGATGAGAACCACCGACCACCTGCAATTACCGGAATTGACGGTGACGACAATGCCTGTGGTGCTGGAGCCGAAAGAGCGCAAGGTCTACGAGCAACTCAAAGCTGACCTCGTTCTCGACCTTGATGGGGCGACGATTGATGCCGCGAACGCCGCAGCTTTGTCCGGCAAGCTACTCCAACTCGCGAGCGGCGCGATCTACACCAGCAACGGTCAATGGACGGCGGTTCATGAGCGCAAGCTCGACGTCCTCGAAGATCTCATCGAGGCAGCCAACGGCAACCCACTGCTCGTGGCCTACTGGTTTACCCATGACCGTCAGCGCATCACCGCCCGCTTCCCGCAGGCTCGCGAACTTAAAGCAAGCGCGGATATCGAGACATGGAACAAAGGTGAGATCACCCTCGGCTTGATCCACCCAGCATCGGCGGGTCACGGATTGAACCTCCAGGCAGGCGGGCATCTGCTGGTGTGGTTCTCGTTGACGTGGAGCCTGGAGCTTTATCAACAGACGAACGCTCGCTTGTATCGGCAAGGTCAATCCGAACCTGTGACGATCACGCATCTGGTTGCGGAAGGGACGCTCGATGAAGCCGTGCTCAAAGCTCTTGATGCGAAAGATGCTACGCAGGCTGCGTTGATCGACGCGGTCGCACACGAAATCCACACAACCACTGAAAGGACAAGCTCATGCATGTGATGACGAAATACCTCGACACAAGGAAAGCCGCGATCGCAGCTCTGCAGGATTATGCGGTGATGGAACAGATCATCGAGAGTACTGACGAGCAGATCAAGGCGGCTTATGCTGATGCTGCTAGTCCTGCTTCTCCGCGTATGGACGGCACACCACCCTCGGGTGATCTGCACGCTTCGGAGAACAGGATCGTTGCGAGCATTGAGCGGATCGATGCGTACAAGGCTCGCTACCTGCAGGCTCGCCAGTACATGGACTGGTTTCTGCCTGCGTGGGAAGTCATCGCTGAAGACGACCGCTTCATCCTCGAAGGCTTCTTCCTCAGCGAGGGGACGCAAGATGAGAAGGTGTCGATGATAGCCGATCATTTCTACGTCGAGCGTGACACGGTCTATCGGCGCAAGAACCGGGCCCTCGACAGGTTCGCCACCGCCTTGTATGGACAGCTCTAGCGTTAGCGGGTATCCGAAACATGCGATAGAAAACCGCATATCAGTGTGAGAACATATAAGTGATTGAAAACTAGGTGAAGCCCCAAGAACCCACACACGGGAATCTTGGGGCTTCACCACATCCGGGGGGGAAGGAGCCAGCGATGCCGGTCAAACCAGCCTCCCCGTGCTCTCACCCTGGTTGTCCCGAGCTCACCCACGACCGCTACTGCGAACAACATGCCAAGGCAGAGGACGCCCGGTATCGGAAGTATCAGCGTGATCCGAAGATCAATCGCCGCTACGGCTCACGGTGGCGCAAGATCCGCGCCGCCTACGTCGCCGCCCACCCGCTCTGCGAAGACTGCCTAGAGGCCGGTCTCTACACGCCAGTACAAGAGGTTCACCACATTCTCCCGCTCGAACACGGCGGCACCCACAACTTCGACAACCTCCGAAGCCTGTGCAAGCCTTGCCACTCCAGGCAGACCGCGCTCGATGATGACCGATGGCGGCAACAACCTCGGGTCTACACCTACTGACGAGCACCCACGTTGTCCACTGTTGCGCCGAAGTTCTGGAACCTCAAAGTTACCCACCTTGATGGTGTTCGGCGGACACGGGGCAACGTCGAAAGCCTGGTGAGGGGGTGGGGGTTCTCAATCTCTAACCGCAGGTCAGAGGTCAGCGGGCGGGGCCAACCGTACACAAAAAGACCGAATCAAACAGGGTATTAACCCGCAAGCCCTCCATCACCGGGCTAACCGCCTGGAAGGAGGCGAGATTTCATGGCGAAAGACGGAACCAATCGCGGTGGGCGGCGCGTGAGGGCAGGCGCGAAACCCGACCCACTCAACGAGAAACTCGCCAAGGGTCTGCCTGCTACTCGCCTGGAAGATCCGCTAGCGAGCCCTTTCGATTTTGAGGGTGCAGATGTTGGTGATGGCGCGGTGCTTGCTGGTGAGGTGATGCCGGAGCCGTCTGAGTATCTGTCGGAGGTTCAACGCGATGGCAAACCCTTGGGTGCTGACCTTGTCTACAAAGAAACCTGGCGGTGGTTGGATGAGCGTGGCTGCACGAGGTTTGTTTCTAAGCGTCTGATTGAGGCCTACGCCCAGGCGTTCGCCCGGTATGTGCAGTGTGAGCAGGCGATTTCCAAGTTTGGTTTGCTAGGTAAGCACCCGACGACGGGGGCTGCTATCGCTTCCCCGTTTGTTGCGATGAGCCAGTCTTTTGGTAAGCAGGCGAATGTGTATTGGTATGAGATTTTTGAGATTGTGCGGGCTAACTGCACTAGTGACTATTCGGGTGCGGCTCCTGGTGATGAGGTTATGGAGCAGTTGTTGAAAGCCCGCTCCTAGATGCGTCCTAGTGTTTTTGAGCTTATTTGGGGCGTTTTGTTGCGCTGAAGCCTGCCCCTAGCGCGATTCCGACTCCCGTGCCAATAGTTATCGCTAAGGCATTATCGTCCATAATGAACCGAAAAATTATGGCGGTCATTATCCCGGCAATCATTCCGTAAGCCACGGCTTTACCATCGCCACCAGAAGGCTCCTGCTCCTGCGGATTAGGTTTACTCGTTTCGTCTTCCACGTATTCCAGTATCACACACGATTCGGGTTTTCCTCGTTTTCTTCGCTCCCTGCTCCTGGCTGTCATGGTGGGGAGTTTTTGTTTCTTTTGATTCTTCTACTGAAAGGGCATTCCTATGACTATGGTTCGCAGCGCTGAAGCAGTGTGTATCGGTCACCCCGATAAACTGTGCGATTTAATTGCTGATCAGATTCTCGACGAGATTCTCTACGCCGATCCCAACGCCCGCGTCGCGGTAGAGGTCATGGCTACTGGGCGACGCATTATTGTCACTGGTGAAATCAGCACTAATGCTCGTGTGGACTTGCGTGATTGCGTACGCACAGCCCTGACTGCAGCTGGCTATAAGCCGTGGAGATTTTTGGTATACGTATGGGTGAGGCGTCAATCTAACGATATTAACGACGGGGTGAGCACATCTTTAGAGGCTCGCCATGGCGATGAGTCCGCTTATTGTCTTCAGGGGGCTGGTGATCAAGGCACGGTCTATGGTTATGCCTGCACTGATACTCCTGAGCGTTTACCGTTGCCTCTTGTTTTAGCCCACGAGATTTGTAAGCGGCTAGATGCCGCGCGCAAGCAAGGAACCATCACTGGGATCTTCTCAGATGGTAAAGCACTAGTTTCGGTGCGCTACAACGACGCAGGAAAACCGCAAGCCGTAGAGACGGTGGTGGTTTCCGTCCAGCACGATAAATCCAAGGATTTCGAGGTGTTGCGCCGTGAAATCACCTCGATGATTATCGGTCCAGCTTGCTCTTCGTATCTTCCTGTCGATGAGAACACGACTATTTTGGTGAATCCTTCTGGGCGGTTCGTGGAGGGCGGCCCTAAAGCTGACACCGGACTCACTGGCCGAAAACTTATGGTTGACGCCTATGGCGGGCTGGCCGGACATGGTGGTGGAGCTTTCTGTGGTAAAGATGCTTCTAAGGTTGACCGGTCGGGTGCTTATATGGCGCGGCTGATCGCGAAAACCGTGGTGGATGCGGATCTTGCATCCCGGTGCCAGGTGGCGATTAGTTACGCGATTGGCAAAGCCGACCCGGTTGCTTTCAGTGTGGACACGCTCGGCACCGGCCAATACAGCGACCAGATTCTCACGGCTGCAGCTCAAGATGTCTTTAATCTTCGTCCGGCTGCGATCATCGACCAGTTTGGGCTGCGAGCACCCGGCTATGTGCGCTATTCGACGTATGGGCATTTCGGGGATTACACACGCAAGTGGGAAGACACCTGGACTACTAGCCGTGAGCTTATAAAGGCGGTGAAAAACCATGCGCATCAAGCAAATAGCGCTAACTGATCTCACCCCTGCTGACTACAACCCCCGCAAAGACCTACAACCCGGTGACCTCGACTACGACAAACTCAAACGCTCGCTAAGTGAGTTTGGGTATGTGGAGCCAGTCATCTGGAACAAAACCACCGGAAATATTGTGGGTGGGCATCAGCGTCTGAAAGTACTCGCTGATCTGGGCTATAAAACCGTGGACTGCGTGGTCGTTGAGCTAGACGAAACCCGCGAAAAAGCGCTCAACGTTGCTCTAAACAAGATCAGTGGCGATTGGGATGAATCCAAACTCGCCCTACTCATAGCCGACCTGGATGCTTCCGATTTCGACGTTGAACTCACCGGTTTCGACGAATCCGAAATACAACAGTTAATAGGTTCTCTTGACGGCGACAGTATCGAGGATGACAACTTCGACCTGAACGCCGCCCTAGAAGCAGCAGCTTTCGTCCAGCGCGGCGATATCTGGACTGTTGGTAGGCATCGCCTAATGTGCGCGGACGCCACAAACCCAAGCGACGTCGAAACCTTGATGGATGGCAAACAGGCTAACCTGGTGGTCACAGACCCGCCTTACAACGTGGACTTCAAATCGAACAGCGGCCTGAAAATCGCAGGCGACAAACAAGACGCAGGCACCTTCTACCAGTTCCTACTAGCTGCATTCACCAACATGGCGGCATCCCTAGCTAAGGGCGGGTCAGCCTATGTTTTCCACGCCGACACCGAAGGCCTCAACTTCCGTAAAGCGTTTCTTGATGCTGGCTTCTACCTGTCGGGCTGTTGTATTTGGGTCAAAGACTCCCTCGTACTTGGTCGTTCCCCATATCAGTGGCAGCACGAACCGGTGCTTTATGGGTGGAAGAAAGACGGCTCTCACGCTTGGTATGCGAATCGCAAACAAACCACGGTGTGGAATTTCGCCAAGCCCCGCAAAAACAGCGACCATCCGACTTCCAAGCCACTAGACCTGTTGGCTTACCCGATTCGTAACTCCACCCAAACCAACGCGATAATACTAGATACGTTTGCTGGCTCTGGTTCCACGCTAATGGCTGCACAAGCCACAGACCGCACTTGCTATTGCATGGAGCTGGATGAGAAATACGCTTCCGTGATTCTGCGCCGCTATGCCGAAGCAACCGGAGACGCAGCAGGGATCACGTGTGAGCGAGGCGGCAAACAATACGCCTACCTGGATCTGGTCAAAGAAGTCGACCGTCCCAAGCAGAAAGGCTAACTCGTGAGACAAACTTTAAGGCTTGGCTCGCTTTTTGATGGCTCAGGTGGTTTCCCACTCGCCGCCACCAAGGTTGGTATCGAACCTGTGTGGGCAAGCGAGATTGAGCCCTTCCCGATCCTCGTCACCACCACGCGCCTTCCGCAAATGCAACACCTAGGCGACATCTGCGAAATTGACGGCAGTCAGCTAGAGCCGGTGGATGTGGTCACGTTTGGCTCTCCTTGCCAAGACCTGTCGGTAGCAGGTAAAAGGGCAGGCTTAGCTGGCGAACGCTCCGGTCTATTCCACCAAGCTGTCAGAGTCATCAGAGAAATGAGAAAGGCAAGTCATGGTCTATATCCAAGATTCGCTGTTTGGGAAAACGTGCCCGGAGCCTTCTCAAGCAATAAAGGAGCAGACTTCCACAGCGTCCTGCAAAACCTCATCTCGGTTGTCGACGGGCAAGCAGCGGCTGACCTACCTCGAGTACAAAAGTGGCAAAAAGCCGGAGCGATCGTGGCAGACCAATGGAGTATTGCGTGGCGAGTATTGGACGCGCAATTTTTCGGAGTACCCCAACGACGTAGAAGAATCTACCTTATCGCAGATTTTGCAAGCGAGCGTGCCGGACACATACTCTTTGAGCCCTCGTGCAGCTCAAGGGATCTTGCGCAGGGCTGCAGTGAAAAGCAAAACCCTCCCACCAATCCTCGAGCAGGCACTCACGAGGCAAGCAAATCTTTAGATGTGTTCGCCTTGCGAATGCGGGCAGGTAAACCAGGTGGTGGTAAAGGCCCGCTCGTGCAAACAAATCTGTCAGGCACGCTCGGATGCAGTAACGATCAGAGTATTATTGAGCCGCTACTATTTGACCATCATCCTCATGATGCCAGAGTGGGCGGACCATGCCAGATAGCACCAACCGTGACCGCTCGTTACGGCACTGGCGGAGGCAATACTCCCATCATCGCTACCGCCTACGGTTTCAATGCGTTACATGAGGGACGCGGCGCGGCAGTGGGCAGGTACGGTTATTCAACCGAGGTATCAAAGACGCTCGATACGTCAGGGATAGCTCCGACCTGTAACCAAGGCGGCATCGCCATCGTCGAACCCGACGTTGTGAGTGCCTCGAAGGCAGACTTCTTCTGCCGAGGCAACGTCAATATTGCAGGAGCATTGTTGGCTTCGGACCCAACTGAGCCACCCCTGGTCACCGACCCTAGAATGCCCGAATACCGCGTGAGACGATTAACCCCCACCGAATGCGCCCGCCTACAAGGATTCCCTGATGATTGGACACGAGATTTAGCAATCAGCGATCCTACAGATTCACAGTTGGATTACTGGTGGCAGGTCTGGGCCAGCTGGGCCAAGGTGCAAGGATTGAAAAATCCTAAAACCCGCAACCAAGTACGCTCCTGGCTCACCAATCCTGGAACCGACCGGGCGTTATACAAGCTGTGGGGAAACGGGATAGCTTTGCCGTGCGCCAAACTCGTACTTTCCCAGATAGTCGCCGAGAACACTAAAACTCCTGGATTTTAAGGCGAAAATGACTGGATAAGCCCGCGAACCTATGGCTGTATGTACATGACCAAACAAAACACAAGAAAGAGAGGGTTTGGTGATGATGGGACAGCTATACGCCGATCTAGAAGAAATCGAAAGCCTCGGAGTCGACCTGACCTGTATTAATGCGGTTAAACACGCTGCTAAACAGCGCGGTTATGGGCAGGTAGAAGCCATCGTGTCCAACTTCCCACACGACTTCATGCGCCTCATCCGCACATGGATGGACGTTCAAAGCATCGAGTTTGATGGTGAGGAGGATGAGCAATGGTGAACACCAAAAAGGCTGAAAACTACGGGCTCGTAGTCACCCTGCCCGCCACGCTTGATGAGACTGAGCTGGCAAGGCTGCATGGACTTATTGCAGCCAAGAAAGACTTGATCGCTAAAGCGCTCGGCGCGAGCCGGCTCGACATCACCACCAGTAGTGAGGGGCTGAGTTTCCCGTGGTGGGATGAGCTACCCGAGTTCGAGAAGATCACAGCCTACACCGAGTTCTTAACGAAGCTGATCGCCTACGCCAAACAGATCCACCGCACCGTAACCCGCAGTACAAGACAGGTAAGTAATGAGAAGTATGAACTGCGCTCCCTGCTTTACCGCATCGGACTTTCTGGTAAAGAACATAAGGAAGTACGCAAGATTTTACTTGCACCATTAAGCGGTGATTCTGCGTGGAAAACCCCGCCACTAATAAACACTAACCAAGAGATGTAAACCACTATTTATTAGGCAAAATAGGTGGCAAAATGACTGGATAAGTAGCGAAGTCTATGGCTGTATATACATACCAAAACGGTACGCGAAGAAAGGAAATACAGCGATGGAAACGACAACGATGGAACGCCTGCAAATGGCCACCGATAGCTACGGTGCGGTGGTGCGCTACGGCAACCTAGTGATCGCCACCAGCTACAGTTGGCACAAGGGCGGGGTTTATGGCAACGACGCCTGCATCTACCACCTGACCGAAACCCCCTCCGAGAACCCCTGGCAGGGTAAGTCCTTCATCGAATGCGGCCTCGAACTGATCAAGCAAGCCGACCAGATTTTCCCTGACGACGGTCACGCGCTCGCCTGGGCGTTAGCTAATCTGCCCGAAGCCTAGCCCCACAAGGCTTGAGGGCGCCTGTTATCGCTGGTAGTAACTGATTTTTTAACCAATAGAAGGTAACTGATTCGTATGCGTGAGCTAGCTGATTATCACCCGACCCGGTTCATGGCTGAAAGCTCGCGCTATGACAAGCGCCGAGCTGATTTTGCGGTCGCGTTTATCGAAGCTTTAAAGCATACGAAAGGCCGGTGGGCAGGAAAACCTTTTAAGTTGATTGATTGGCAAGAACAAATCATTCGCGACCTTTTCGGGGTGGTCAAACCTGACGGGTTTCGCCAATTCACTACGGCTTACGTGGAGATCCCGAAGAAACAGGGCAAGAGTGAACTTGCCGCCGCCGTCGCACTCTTACTGTGTTGCGGCGATGGCGAGGAACGCGCTGAAGTTTATGGGTGTGCTGCCGATCGGCAACAAGCATCCATCGTGTTCGAAGTGGCAGCCGACATGGTGAGAATGTGTCCCCCACTAGCCAAGCGGG